TAGTAAAATTTATAATTTGTTCATCAGATAACTGATTAATTCATTATTGAACTTAGTTATGTTTCTTTTTGTTATAATGGCATATTACGTTCAAAATTTGAACTTCTTTTGAGATACAAGACATTTCGTTCGCTTCGCTCACTTCATTTAGGAAGTCAAGACTTTTTAGTGTAAACTTTACATTCTGAAATACAGTAAGAATACATCAGGCGAACTTTACGTTTTGAAAAAGAAAAAGACCAGAACATCCTTTTACAGACATTCTGGTCTTAGAGACTTAGAAATCTAAGTCAATGATCTTGCTCCGGAATTTCTCCTCGGCATATATTTTCATACGTTCCATCAAATGAAGTTTTGCATAGTTTGTGTAAGACTGTACAGACATATCATCTGCGATATCAAACATCACTGCAGAAGTCTTCGTTGCATTCTTACGCAGTAATCTTCCGATAGACTGTAGAACACGAACCATAGACTTTGAAGGTGAAGCTGCAATGAAGGAATGAAGATTCTTGATTGACACTCCTGTAGACATGGTTTGATAGGTTCCAATCAGGATAATATCATCCCTAGTCTCACATAGCTTTCTAATCCGTTCTCTCTCAGAACCATCCATCTCACCAGACACAAAGAAAACCTCTTTGTTCTCGGCCTTAGACTTTATCAAGTCATAGAGAATCTTACCCTGATTTTCTACATACTGAGTTAGAATCAAAACATTCTTTTCCTGCTTAATTGCAAGATTTGCAATGAACTTGTTTCTCTTCTCATTAACACAAATCCATTTCACTTCCTCATGATATTCTGGTTTGTTTCTCCTGAATTCTTTCTTGACTTCATCTGAATATTTCAGTCTTAGAATCTTAATATCCAATTCAGCAACAACACCACGATCCATCAATTCCTTTGCAGAAATAACATTCTTGATGTATCCGAATAATCCCTGAAGAACAAGTTTGTTCGTCTTCAATCTTTCGCCACGTTCATCCACAGTTCCAGTGACCCCGATTCGATACCATGCATTTACACAGTTATTCAGAATCTTGGTAAGTACTGTAGCGCGACTTCCGTGTGCTTCATCGACTAGAATTGCAGAAAACTGAGCAAAATATTCAGCATCTTGCTTGCTCAGGCTTTGCCAAGTTGACAGGAAGATTTTCTTCTTCGATGTTTTTGATTCACCAGCAGAAATTTTGTGAATCCTGGCGTCAACATTCCAATGATTCAGCTCAGAGTATTCTTTGAAGTCAGAAGACATCTGATTGATTAGAGAAACGTTTGGGACAATCAGAAGAATCTTACCTTCTACGTCGTCCTCAAGAAATCTTGTCATAACATAGAGCATGGCCGATTTACCCGATGAAGTCGCACTACGCAGAAGAATTCTCTTTTCCCTCAAACCATCATAGACACCAGAAACCTGATAGTCATGTAGTTTGATGTGGTTTCCCTTGCCGTCTCCGATGTTCAGCCCATCAGTTAACTTCTGAACCCAGTCAAGTGTGATGTCATTGCGATCATCGAAGTTCACCTTGATCGGGTATCCACGTTCCTTTGCAAATTGCTCCAGGTGAGGGATTAAACCGTTGTGTAAGCGTCTATCTTGCGGATTGTATAGCGACACCCTACCATCCCACTTGCGGGCCTTTACGAGGGGATGGTACAAATGATTCTCCACGTGAAAAGAGAAGTGAGTTTTCACTTCCATAGCAATCCCAGAATCCCGACAGTTCACGATGCAATGTGCAGCATTTCCTTTTTCGACTTCAATCATCAGATCAATCCGTTCACAATCTTTTTGTGCTCAATCGCAGAACGAATTGCCCAGTGCCTAGAAGACACCTCTTTCATGATATACTCGATGGATTGAGTCAGGATCTTGTAATACTCAACCTTGTCAACCTTCTTGAGAACGTCTTCTTCCTTGTTGATGATGTCATCAATCTCGGATTTCAGGGGCTTGTTGCCCTGATACTGAGGCCACCCAAGTTGCTGCAATTCTGCCTGACCCATTTCACCACGAAAGTATTTTGCCTTCAGGGCACGAATGCGAACTAGATCAGATTCAGCCTTACGCAGGATGAGTTTCGAGTCGGTCAGGTGACGCAGATATTTCGCGTGAATCTTGGGGATATTCAGCAGTTCAGATTCAAGATTTGTCGGGTCAATGTTTGCGTCGATTGCCCAAGCATCGTGTAGTTCTTCAATTTTCATAATAACTCCTTGTCCTCTATTTAGAACATCGTAATCCCATACTTGTTCTGCACATTCGCCGGATTGGTCAGGGAACCACCGACGACAGGTTCAATGTCGAATCCTGTGTAGGCAAAAACAATGTCACACTTCAGGTATTCGATGTTTGCGCTCTCTGTGTCAAAATCCAGCTTTCCAATTGAAACCGGGAACATGTTGTCGAAGGTGAACTTGAAGGTTGGATTTGAGTTTGCATCCAAGGCCAGAAGAGTTCCTTGTGCGGTTTCTTCCGTCAGCCTAGAATGGGTTTTGATTCCAAGCTGCTGTTGTCGTGTCGCAATGAAATTCTTGTAGTCGTCCCGCGAATCCCGAATCGACAGTGCACGGAGCCATGCAAACATTTCGGCATATGCCTGCAGATTCTTGTCAAGTAGAAGCGTCACCTCGAAGTCTTCAAAGTTCAGGTTCGTGGAAGGCAACTTGACATCCTGCACAGGCGTGTTGAAGATGATTCGGTCAAACGATACTGCTGGAACCGCTGCAACCTGGGCCATGAAGGTCATGTTGGGGAAGCGGGATAAGGAGAACTGGAAATTTGTGGGCTTGACACCGGGTTGCGGTGCTGCTACACTTAGGATATCTGTCATGTTAAAACCTCTTTTCTCTATTTAGCCAATGCGCATTGCCAAATATTTCAACGAAAATGGTGTTTATGTTTTGTTCGGAAAAACGAATAAACCCGTTATGGTTTCGTATGATAAAAAAGAGAATCGTGTTTGCTACTGGGATGGGTTCGATCAATGTTTTGCTATGTGGAGATGACATGAGAATCGGTGCAAGCACAACTTGCTGTGCAATTGTTTTCAATGACGATGTGGAAGGGGTCAGCATGCTCACCTATCAGGGGAACAGGATAAGAATCTGGATCGGTCTTGATCCTGTTGGAGATAGATGGCGATGAAAATAGAAGCATATAAAAATTCGGTCTGTGTTGCATTTAAGGTTGGTGCTTCTGTTGATCTTGTTGTCTGCTTTCGGTCTGGCAACACAAGAATCTGGAATAATACGGTTTGTCTATTTGGGTACGAAAGTATGCTGTTATGAAAATTTTACGAGAGCCCAGTAAATGGGAAGACGTTGAAATCGTATTTGAACCAAGAAAACCATCTTCCCTTCGGTGCTACTATGCCTCTGAAGTCAAGGGTGATAAGTGGGCAGTGACGATTCTCGAAGCGAATGATATTCTTGCCTACTACTCAGAAAACTATCGTGACGAATCTTGGTCGTACTACAAAGAAAAGTCTTGACTCCAAAGGAAAGAGAGATTAGAATGAGGTTTCTTGAGGCAAGCAACAGGCTTTGGGTGGTCTTCGGTGGCAACTTAGGAACCTGGGTCGCTTATCGTGAATTTTCTGAGTCTGACCAACACTGGGTTAATATGGAAAAAGTTTACGAAAAGCCTTGACAGAGCAAAAGAAGTAGGGCACAATAGATCCCGTTGAGCAAACAAAGTGTGGCAAGCGACTAACCAGTGAGGAAAGTATGTAACGCAAAAAGTTCTTGACAAGTGAAAATTCTAGTGTATAATTTGATTCATCATTAACTGAAACCCCGAAAAGGAAATTACATCATGGCAACTAAAGAAGCAACTGAACTGTACGGCGAAGAAACCATTGACGAGCAAACTGGTCGCATGACCAACAAGCCTCTCCTGGAAGTCGCAATCATGGCGAAGCACTACACCACCCCGGAAGAATTCGAAGCGATTCAGAGCCCGGAAGAAATGTGTCAAGTTCTGAAGGATAAGTATGGCATCGAAGCCACTCGTCTGAACGAGCGTGACGACATGGACTGGCGCTATCACATCCAGTTCCAAGACCCCTCGGAACTGACTGCATACATGCTGACCTGCTCAGACGAATTCCGAATCTAATCCTAGATTCATCCCACGGCCTCCTTCGGGAGGCTTTTTGACATTGGAAAATTATGTTTTACGTTTATAAACTCACCAACAAATACAATCACAAATCCTACATCGGGCGCACAGACAATGTAGACAAGGCGACTAGAAGTCTTTTCGATCTGGCACACAAAGGAGCAATCGGTGAGTTCTGGGAAATCATTCGCCGCAATGGTCCCAAGGATTTTGTTCTTTCGACTCTGCATTCCACGGAAGATATGCGAGAGAACGACAACATGTTCTTCTATTACACGAATGAATATGCATCGCACCTCTTTATGGAGGCTTATACGCCTTCCTTTCCCGACCCGGTGGCAGAGGTGCAGGAAGTTGCTCCAGAGGCTCCTAGCGTGGTTTTAGAGCCCTCTGAGAGCATCGAAAAGATTGCCACCCAGATCACCCCAGAAAATCAACACGAATTGCTATTAGAAGACAAGAAGGAAAAGAAGAGCAAGCACAACGGCCCAGTGCCGAAACTGCATCTTGTGAAGAAGCCGAATGGTGATGTTGTGCGCATCAAGGGCATCATCAAGGCCTGTGAGCAATACGGTATTTCCTATCAGATGATCATGAAGAATGGAAAGACCAAGGGCTGGGAGATGATTGCAAAGAACATTAACCCAGAAGACAATCCAGAAATTCCAATGGAAGAATTCCTTTGACAAAATCTCTTGAGTGAGCTAGAATCCCCTTAATTGGGGATTTTTCTTTTTGGAGAACAGAATGATCTTAGACTACGAAGAGGATGACATCGTTCCTGTCGTTATTGTCGTTTTCAGAACTGGCGCACATCGAACGCAGTTTGAATTTTGGCCTGACAACGAATCACATCAGTTCACACCGAATCATTTTGCAGGAGCCTGGAGATGATCATATCGAAAACTTCTGGATTGTCATGCAGCATTGTTGTGTGTTTTGTCAAAGAAATGTGCCCAGAATATAAAGAATTTTCGTATTACTACACAAACGATGTTCATACATTTTTACCGAAACACAAGGAAATGATCTGGCGATGAAACTTTACATGGTCAAGACAGGTTCAGTGATTCTTCGTTTCTGTCCCAACGGTAGGTGGATGAAGAATTTCAAATACGTGGGCGATGGGGGGTGAATATCATGTACAAGAGCAACGAAGTTCTGCATTACGAATGGCGAGATAAGAAATGAAAATGCTTCCTGGTTCTGGTACTGTGATCAGATTTACGACCGATCCCTGGATGCTCTGTGTGTTTCGTTATACGACCTTTGAGGTTTTCTTCATGACCAAAAGTAGAGCATTGAAGATAGAGAGGTGGCGATAAAACATGATCATTCGATATGCTGAAAATGGAGATAGGAAAATATCCTTTTGCTTGGGCTGGTTCCGGCTCAAATTATCAGGTCGTCATCGTCGTCAAAAGGTTATACAATTCCCATTTTGTATGCTTCAATTACAGGGATTCTGGAGAAGCGATGTTCCGTGACACAAGAAAAGGAATTGAGGACAAATTCAGATGGAGATAGGCAAGATGAAAACCTTCACCGGCCTTCCTGGGCAACAGGTCTGGGTGAACTTTTCCTATAAACCAGCCTATGTCTGCTTTAACTTTGACGAAGGTGGTGTTCTTAGGGTTCGTATGTTTGAGCCGCAGGCCTGGGATGTTTATGATGAGAGGTGGCGATAATGGAACTTCGTAATGCAAAGACTCATAAGAGTGTCGCCCAAATTGTGGTCTTATTTTGTTACAAGCCTTTCATCTGTTTCAATTTTCACGCTGATGGAGAATTTCATTGCCGCTACAGAAGAAAATGGGAATATGTTGAAAAACAGGATATTTGGCGATGATGATTGATAAAAGAAAACCAGATCACGTCGGTATTGAATTCGACAAAGATAATGATTTTTTCGATTTTTGGTATAGAGGGGACCGGGCTGGCAGCAATTGGAAATTAACCAGAAAGGAATTTGACTTCAGATGATTTTAAGATACTCAAGTTCTAAGATTCCTTTGATTGTTCACTTTGGGGCGCAGACAACGAAGATTGGTTTGACTTCTGGGTTTCTCTTAACGGGGAATTCTGCTGCAACATGGGAAATGGTAGCGAAAATTCAAGGAGAAATCATAGATGGAGATGAATCGAATCACTGACATTTGTAATTGCACGGAAGAACAATTTCAGATTCAGATTTCTTTCGGGAAAAGTGGATCACGAGGTTTCTTCAATTACGAAGAAACCAATGCATTTCTCTATAGACCCTACGTGACTGGATGGACATACGGCAAATCACCAGAAGAGATTGCAGGGGCTTACAGAGTATGGAGATGAAGATCGCTGATTCCTTTGTTTATGCAGAGGGAAGGATACAGACCCTGATAAGATTTGACAAGGAAAGAATCTTCAACTATGATGAGGGTGGTCTTTTGAGGTCAAGGATTTCTTATCAAGGCTTTGAAGTTCTCGATGAGGTATGGAGGTAGCATGGTTCTACACAAGACGCGCCTAGGCACCTATGTTCGCTTCTGGGAACATTGTTTTTCACACGAAGGGGGAGTCATGCTCATCTTCGCACCTGGGACCAGATTCACCAAAGTCTCAAGATGAAATTAGATGCATTGAGAATAGCGAACGGACCACACGTTTTCATTCGCTTCAACAGACCAACATTCAACTACTACGAATCTGGAATATTGTTCTATCGCAGATTTTTAAATGATTGGACCTACGGCGATGGGAAAACTTGGCGATGAGAATGCGCGATGCTGGTGATCAAACGGTGATCGTATTCCCAATGGGAAAAGGGTCGCATTCTGGTCACAGAACGGTTTTTAACGTTTATGTGAGCGGGGTGTTCATTTTCAGAAAGGACCTGATCAACAGTCCTTTGATTAGGGGTATTTGGAGATGAAAATATATAGACCGTATCCTCTCGATTTAAACCTTAGTAATTATGTAATATTCTTGTTTTCTGTGAAAGATTATTTCGGATATTTCTCAGGAGAGGTTATAAATGTCTTGGCGGGGGAACGTGTTGCTGCATCGGATTTCAGTTGAAGATAGAACTTGTGGATGACAATCATCTTTACATTGGCTTCAATCTATGTGCCTTTAATAGTTACCCAAATGATTCTGTTTGGTTCTTTACAAGCCCAGTACATTTTATGTTGAAATTGAGATGAAAATCGAAACCAAGGGTAGCCCATATGTGAACTTCTCTGAATTCAACTTTCTGTATTTCAGTGACGGGAAGGTTTCTTTCATGAGAGGATATTCGTTTTTAGGTCTAAAGGAATTCAGATGAAAATCATTAAAAGAGAACTCATGAGAGAAGAATTTATTGGGGTTGAGTTCGACACAAAGAACGCTCGATATGATTATCTCTACTGGGAGCTTGGTGAGTTTGAATGTAATCTCAAGAATAAAATATTTTCTAGTTTCTGGAGACAAAAATATGAAAATTGAATTTCCTTATAACAAGATTTCAATGTTGTCGGATGTGATTCGAGTTCGCTTTGCTTTTGATTATCGTTTTGAATATGGTCCTGGTGAACAGGTTGGTGCAAATTTACCGAGGATTGGTTGGATTGAGAATGTCGCACGAAAAAGGACAAATGAAAGGAAACTATGTTAGATAAAATTAAGACAATTTGGTACAAAGAATCTGGTAAGGTCATCAGCATGAGATGCCACGCTAGCTACATGCAGAAGAACCACCCAGAGGAACTTGCTTGGTTGTTGGAAGAATCGAAAGACCTTCCGCATTCATATAGTTTGTTCACCCGGTATGCTGCATTGACTCAGGGCATCAAGAAAATCGAACCGTGTGTGGTTTGTGGGGTTGGTTTCGGGCGGTTTGTTCGTGATGAGTTCGAGGGTTATCGCCATGTGAAGACTTGCTCTGCGAAATGTGCGCAGAAGGATCCAGAACGTGCCGCCAAAATATCTGCTACCAAGTTGAATATGGATCCAACAGAATCGAATATGAAGAGCAAAGACGATGTTGACAAAGTATGGTCACGAATACAACGGTCAGCGAACAGAAGTTAGACAAAAGAACTCAGCACGAATGACTGAGAAATATCACAGTCTCAACCCTTCTGCCTTTGCCCTGATCAATGATGAAAACTGGTTGCGAGAGGAATATGTGAACAAACGCCGTTGCTCTGTCGATATCGCTGATGAGGTCGGAGTTGACTATGACACTATTCTGACACGTTGTCGTAGATTTGGGTTTGACATTCGCCAGCGTGTCAATCGTTCGTATCTTGAAATCCAGATTGAGGAATACATTAAGTCTCTCGGATTCGAAACAACGTCAAGTGATAGAACGATTCTTTCTGGGAACAGAGAAATTGACATTTTTGTTCCTGCTGTGAATCTGGCAATCGAATTCAACGGTCTGTATTGGCATTCCTGTGCTGCACATGAACTTGAGCCTGAGACACGGAAGCGACATCTCGACAAGACGGAAGAGTGTCTGTCCAAAGGTGTTTCCCTGATTCACATCTTTGAGTGGGAATGGAAGGAAAAGGGAGACATCGTGAAGTCAATCATTTCGTCTCGACTGGGAAAGGTTGACAAAATTTATGCAAGACAGTGTGACTTTGTTGAGATTTCTGTTGACAAGGAAAAGGAATTCATGGAAAATAACCATATCCAGGGATACAAGAAATCAGATTCGAGGATTGCCCTGGCCTATGAAGGGGAAGTTGTCTTCGTGATGTCCTTCTGTAAGTCTAGATTCACAGAAAAATACGACACAGAAATTCTTCGCATGTGTGGCAAAAAGAACACATCTGTTCTTGGTGCAGCAGGGAAGATCATTTCAAAGTTCGAAGAGACTTTCAGCGGTAAGTTGCTCAGTTATGCGAACCGTCGATTTGGTGAAGGGAACGTTTACAAGAATTGTGGATTCGAACGAAAGGAAGACAGCCCGATTGGTTACTGGTGGGTCAGGAGCAATCGAAAGATCAGTCGTCATACTGTGAACACCGAGGCAGCACGTCAGGCTTTTCTGAAGGAAGAATTTCTGCCAGGAGAAACAGAGAACCAAGCGATGTATCGTTGTGGTTTCCGAAAAATCTTTGATTGTGGAAACGCAGTCTGGGTAAAAGAAATCAAGTAACGCTTGACAATCTGTCGTGGTTTAGCTAGAATTGAAGCAACAAAAGGAAAAGGCCCCGAAGGGCCTTTAATGAGTTTCTTAGACTCTTGAGTCGATTACGACAGGTTCATCACAGTGCTCTTGCGGAAGTAGATATTCCGGCCAGCAGTGAAGGTTTCACCGTCAGGAGTGTTGCTGGTGTCGTCGGTGGTGACGAACGGGTTAGCGATCATACCATAGCGCGTTTTGAATGCGATCTTCGGTTGGAAGCTATTGGGGTCAACTGCGCGGTGCATTTGCAGGGGAACATATGGGCAGAAGAAAACGCCAGCATCCCATGCCGATTGACCACGATAACCAACCATGTAATACTGCGAAGCAGCACCGAAGTTAGCCGAATACGGGTCAACATAAACGCGGATGGTGCCATACAGGAGACCAGCGAAGGTGTTACCAGTGTCATCCACTTGCAGGTCAATGTTAGCACCCAGAACCGGGCTGATATCCAGCACACCAGCCATGCGGAGAGCAGAAGCCACGTCAGCAGAGCAGATGATGAAGTTACCCTTGCCGCGACGAGTGTCTTGTGCAATCACGTTACAGTCGCGTTCGATTTGGAACAGCAGACCCTTGAAACGCTCCACGGTCCAGCGACCATTCGAATCCACATCCAGGTCAAAGGTGCCAGGAGTCGTGGTATTCTGTGAACCAGCCTTAGCCACGGTGTACAGCTTACGAATGAATTCACGATTCATTTCAGCGGTAATTTCTTGGCTCAGGATGTTAGCCAGTTCACCTTCTGCATCCAGACCATGAACAGCCTTCAGATCCTGTGCCAGTTCCACCGAGTATTCGGCCTTGATAGCGCGAGTACGGGCAGTCACAGTGGTCTTTTCAATGGTGAACGACATTTCGTTGAAAGTGCCACCACCAGAGGTGCCCAGAGCTTCACCAGCAGCGGTAGTCATACCAGTGCCATAGGTGTAAGGCGAACCAGCGGGGTTAGTACCAGTCTGCGAACCGGTGCCCGAGTAAGCCGAGTTAGCTTCCTTGAACAGAGCTTCCGAACGACCAGTCAGGGAACGGTCGGTGCCGTACAGACTGCGCATTGCGAAGATCATGCCAGTAGGGCCGCTCAGGGGCTGCACACCACCCACATCGAAAGCCAACAGGTTAGGCAGGGAACGACGAACCAGCGAAATCAGGATCGGGTCGAACTTAGCGATACCACCAGTGTCAGCACCAGCGCCGATGTTGTTGGCAGGGGCAGCTTCCATCAGCATGTTAGCACGAGCTTGGATCGCATTGTCCTTCTCTTGTGCTTCCAACAGGGAAGTGATAACTTGACGCTTGTAAGCGCTCTTGATTTTAGGCAGACCTTCTGCTTCCAGAATGGGTGCCCACTTTTCTTCTAGATTTTCCGACAGGAACATATATTTTCTCCTACTCGATTAACGAGCTTGTTGTTTAATAGCACTCAGGTAAGCGTTAATGCTCGGATTGACACCCGCCTGTTTGGCTTCCTTGTTTAATTCTTCGTTAATCACAGAAGCCGAAGAATTCTTTGCTTGAGTGAAATGCTGCTTCTTAATCAGAGCAACCTTTTCTTCAAACAATTCCTTGCTTGAAAACTCGACACCTTCCATCAGAGTCTTCAGCTTTTCTGCATCAATCATCGTCATCGACTGTGATGCAGTGGTCAGCACGCTTTCACGCAGGAGACCATTGATTTGTTCTTGAAGTTCTTTTTCTCGTGCAGCAATCTTGCCTTCTGCGAGAACATTCTTTTCAATAGATTCGTTCAGTTCGTTTTTCAGAGCGTCATTGGCTTCTGCCAGACGTTCCACAACTTCAACTTGCTCATCTGGAATATTTAGTTGAGTCTCAACGAACAGGGAACGCAGACCAGTCATAAACTCTTCCGAGATTTCTTGGCGCAGACCTTGGTTGATAGCAACTTGATTTTCCTTGTGCCATTCTTTGACGGCATAAGTCATGTAAGCATTAACTTGTTCTGCCAGGGTCTGACGAACGTCTTCCAGATCCTTCTTAGCCTGTTCTTCCAGCTTCTGCTTGTGATCCATCATCGCGAAATTAACGCGGGCCACAACAGCGGCTTCAAACAGTTCACCAGCCTTAGCCTTGAAACCTTCGCTCAGTTGTTCACCGTCGAAGAGCGCCGAAACAGATTCCGACATATTCTTTTGCAGGTTAGCCAGACGTGTAGCTTCTTGATCGCCCAATGCAGGGTCAACAGGGACCATCGATTGAGTGACGGCGGTGGTAGCCAAACCAGTGTCTTCCAGGGGAGCCATTTGACCAGCCAGAGCCGATGCAGATTGACCGGAAGCGTTGGGATCCAGATCCTGATGTGGGGCGTCTTGGGAACCACCTTGGGGAACAGGAGCTAGATCGCCTGGGAGAGGCTTACCAACCGGGAGACCAGTCTGAGCAATACCAGCCGAGGAAGCCAGGGCGTCTTGATAACCAAGATCGCCTTCGTTCAGGGGCTTGCGCTTGCTAGTCAGCATAGCTGCGATTTTTTCTTCTAGAGAGGGCATATTTGCACCATCCTTTTACTCTTATATACTATTTAGTTAAAATAGTGAATTGAACTAATTATTTAGTCGCAATATCCAAGAGAAATTGTTCCCAGAGAGTGCTAACTGCCTTTTCGGAAGGAAGTTTGCGAACAATGGATTGCATTTCGTGAATATCTTTTTCTGCCCAAATACCATTTTTGAAGACCCATTCTCTTTCTTCCATAATGGAATTCAGGAACGCATCGGGGGCAGATGGATTAGCGACCAAATCGCCTGCGGTAGACAGTCGGAAGTCCTTTTGAACTTCGTTGATACCCTGTGAATTTGGCTTTACAGAACCAAGCGCACGGGTTGAAATACCTAACTGAACACCACCTTCGATCAAACCACGAGCAACTTGGCCCATTGGTGTATCGAGAATTCTTACTTTACATTTGTAATTGTCACCATCTTCGGTGAGAGAAACAAAGCGGTGCGATACTTTTGAGAGGTCAATACCAGGACTTAAAGGATGATTTAATTCTCCTACTGCCCGATTAGTATTTACTTCCTCTTTAATGTAACGCTCGATTTCCCCTCGAACATTGTCCTTGGGGTAAATCCGCTTGTTTCTGTTCTTAACATTCGTTTGAATGCAGATGCCTTCGAGGTGAAGAATCTTCTTGCCATCTTTTTCTTCGACAAGAAGAGTCATTTCCTCATTCAACTCTTTGAACAGTTTCATGTTTATTTAGTCTCTGATTTTAGGAACTGAAAACATCTTCGAGATGTTTGTCGATTACTTTTTGATAGGAATGAGGCCAGGGTCGATCTGCAAACACCTTTTGAGGGGAGACTGGTAAATCTTCCTTGTCCATTGCCTGATTGGATTCGAAATGGGTCTGGTATCGCTCATTTCGACCACGAGGGGTTTTAGGGACAAAAATGTGAAGATCGCCGTCGTTGATGTGATGGTGATATGCTTCATCTGTGTTCTGTGCGGTACACCATCTGGTGTGATCGGGGTCACTTGTGTCGCCCTTGATTTCGCTCTTATAATGGTGAGCCAGATAACGAGAATCGGGGTGAGTTGCTTCGTCTGCTTTCAGATGGAAGTGCTCCCAATGTTCGTTTTCTCCAGCCTTCAGTTTCATTGCAGATTCATGGCGAGGGTCGTTGGTTGAGATGTTTTCGGTAGAACCAGTGCCACCCAAGACACCGGCATGGTCTTCTAGTTCACGAATGTTCTTGATGTCACGGATCTTCTTGGATACTGGGACATTTTGAGCAGTCTTTTCCTGTGCATCCTTGTGGTACACCGAAAGAGCAGGACCAACACGAGAAGAAATGTCTTCTAGGCGATTAATGCCACCAGAAGCATATTTGTCTGTAATCCAGTTCGCATATTGCTTATTGTGGGTAGGATCAGCAGAATGAATCGCATTATGGAGAGCTTCACGATGTTGCTCAGGCGGAATGCCTTCGGCGCTCATGCGCTCCGAAACTTTAGGACCAAAACGAGCCCAATTTTTTTCTTCGTTGTATTCCAGGAGCATCATGCTTTCTGCTAGAATACGACGAACTTTTTGAAGAGTTGATTCCATACGAATATTAGTCAAGGGAGTAGGAACAATGTCACCGTTATCGGTCTTTACAAAGGCAGTCTCAACTCCCTTGCCATTGCTAGCGATGTTTTGGATGCGACCCTTGGTTCCGCGACCCCGAATTGTCCCAACACGATCCCCGATGTTTGGGGTGTCGTCTTCATTCAGCGGTTTCTCTGCATTCAGAAGATTGGAAGTCGGATGGTAACCAAAGGAAACACCGTTGCGAGAATTGATTGCCTTGACAGTGTGAAAGCGACCGAGATTGTCGGAATAGGCAACCACACCAACTTTGTTAGCATGTTCGCCTTCCTTGATCTTTACAATCCTTCCCTCATGGGAACCATGTTGCAAGGGGGCAAGATACTGCATCATTTCACCGGATATGAAGGAGGAACGATGTTTGCATTGGCACCACGTTGTTGACGTGGCACGGTGTCTTCTGGTTCTGGCTGATGGTTATCAACCACGTTACCGTTCACATCAGCCCAAACATTTCGTTGCTGCTCACGGGGGTCAGAAACCTTTGGTTGATATTGATAAAGTTTCTGACCAGAGGCAGCATCCTTAGAAATGCGACCGTTGTGAATCCATGCAGAACCCTGATAATCCAGAACAGGCTTGTTCAGATTCTCCGGTTGAAGAGTGGTGTACTCAGGGGGAAGAAAATCTTGCCACTCTTCGGAAATAAATTCCAAGAATGTTTTCATTTCTGTTCCTTGGCCTTCTTGTTTGCCACTGCGTGCATCACAGATTCCCAATCAGAGCCGTAGTTCTTCTTGAGTTCGTCTTCGTTTTTCTTCATACCGTGAACGATGATTTCTGCATGTTCCTTTTGCTTCGGAGTCATGGTTGCTTCGGTGAAGAAGTTTTCCTTGGCCTTCTGCTTTTCTTCTTTCAGGAATGAAGCCACAATACGGGACATTTGCTCGGAGAACAGCTTTTCTGTTTTCACGTAGTCGCCATTGATTGCAGATTCAACGATAAGTTTTTCGTTGCTCATTTACTTTCTCCTTGTGCCTCTGCCTGTACTTGTGCTTGCATTAGCATTTCTTGTTGTTGTGCCGCTAAATCTTGTTCTCTATCGAATTCCATCTGTGCCTGCATTTCTTCCTGATCCTCATCAGAAATCTTCAGGACATTCTTGACAATCCATTCACGGGAAAAATATTTTCCAACAAAGGGATCCATCATGGTTACGATGTCGATTTGATCGCGTAGAATATCGTTTTGTTTTGTTTGTTGCCAGTAAATGTCTGAGTTAAAGACATACTTGATTTTCTTCTGAATTGCCTTCCAATCGTCATAGGTGAGAACACCCTTGGCAATTAGTTGGGTACAGAGAATATCGTCAAACAACTCCGTGAATTTTCTGCGCAGTCTGTTGATATATTTAGCGAACTTTAATTCTTCTTTGCTGATTTCTGCCTGACGACCAAAAGAAATCATTCCGTCTGATTGCATCCGAGAAAACGGGACATTCAGGGCTTCATAGAGTTTCTTCTGATAATACTGAAGCATGTCGTTGTCAACGATTTCAGCACCACCCTCGATATTTTGAATCGTGGTCTGTTCGCCGTCTTTTCCACGGGCAAACCAATAATCTTCGACCATCGACATGTGCTTCTTCTCGTCCTTCATCTCGCCTGTCGCTGTGTCATAGACTAGCTTGTTGCGAAAACGATTCATCACATCGCGGAGATGTTGCTCAGAACGCGAAGCGTTCAAGTTACCCGTGTAGACGTTGAATAGACGCCTCATAGGGGCTCTAACGAGCGCATTGATCACCACAGCATCCTCAACCATCCGAAGCTGATTGACGGGCTTTAAGGCCCTGTGCAGATGGGATTGAATGCCGCCCTTTTCCCAATCGTTTAGACCAGAGGTTACTGAGGCAATGGAGTCGATTGAAATTTTGACGCCCTGCGAAGTTCCTGAAGTCGTGGAAGGCCCACGAGCCGAGGCAACAGAGACATCAGAATAGATGTAAAAATCGTCAGTGATTTCTGTCATCTGTAGACCAGTTGCCGGATCTGCTTCCTTCTGAACTTGCTTGACTCGCTTCAGTTTCCGAGGATCGACATATCGAAGTTCGTCAATGCCTTCTGCAACATTTTCCGAGAGAATTTTGTGGTAGTAAATTCGACCGTCGATGTACCAGCGCTTGAAAATATCGTGTGCCTTAGTCTTGAATTCCAGGAGGTCAAGCACAGTATTAAATTCGTCGGCAATTGCTAGCTTGACATTTTTGGGTAAACCCGTGTCATCAAGACCAATCGTCACCACCGTGTCATCGTCTTCCACGGAAATGCATTCGTTCACGATTTCTTCGATCCCAGAATTGCAGGTAGGATACATCGAGATATCACGATAGCGATTAATTAGATCGCCGTCGCTCTTCGATGTGATGTCGTAGTCAAGATATGATCCAGCGAACATACCCGAAGCAACGATTGTCGCCCCATCGTCGTTCTGCGGGGGAGCAAAGGAGAGATTGCTCTCCTCCTCTGCTTTTTTAGTTAAGGTAAACCCAAATAATGAAGCCATTGTTTTCTAAGAATTAACCGGCGAAGGTTTCGCCAGAGGTCAGGGGAACAAAATTGGTGTCATAGTCTTGATAGACGAATTCGACGCTGAATTGCTCAAGCTGATCGTTTGCGCCGTAATCTAGAGCGATGTCTGTGATGTTCATGGGGAAGGCGTTGTGGATGTAGTATTCCTTGATAATCGTGTTGTTACGATCAAGTTGGGAAACAACCAAATCTGCCTGATAATTCAGGGGATCAATGCGACCCACCTTATTCTGCAGATCATCCATGCCGTTAATCCATTGTTCAAACGAATTTCGAATGTTCATGGTGGTGTCAGACACAACTGTGATCGACCAGGGAGCGAATTGACGATCACCCGCCAAATGAACTTCACGACCCCGATACATCACCGGGGCAACGCCCATAATGGAACCAGGGAGGGTCGTAGACGAAATCAGGAACTGTGCTTGCTGTGCCGCAGAGGTGCCGTAGGTAACGAAAGAGGGGAAGCTAAGGGAGACAGTGAATTGGTTGGGGCGAGCGCCCCCACCATTCAGTGCTGCCTTGAAGCTATCCACCGAGAAAATGCTAGTGCTCATGTTTTTCCTTTTCTAGTATTTATCAAGCTGCCAGGGTGCTCAAAGTCACGCCAGATGCAGCAGCGGTAAACACGATGTTTGCATAGTTAATCGCGTTGTTGGCCTTCACGTAAATGTTAGCCTTGAACGATTTACCATCGATGATTTGCTGGGTGTTGTTCGATGCATCGCAGACCACGAGGAAATCTGTGATACCACGACGACCTTGCACATCACGCAGATAGGGTTCCACGGTAGACTTGAATTGAGCACGGGTGAACGAGTCATTGAATTCAAAGAGAATACCTTGGGTGTATGTGAAAAGCGCTTGCTCCATCACAATGAAGAGACGACGAATGTTGATTCGGTCAAATGCACCAGACTTCGATTGCAGAGTCTTGTCACCGTACAGGAAAGTTCCTTGGCCGCTCATAGTAACCACAGGGTTAATGCCCAGAGGATACAGAACATCGCGATCTGCTTGATTAGGCGAATATGCCAACTTCACAGAATTCTTGATCTGGCCACGAGTCACACCGGCAGGAGACCACCAGGGATCATTCGTGTAATCAGTTTGGGCACAGAGACCGGCAATGTCACCGTTCAGGGGAATCCAGCGATAAACGTCGTTATAGGAATCGTACTGATATTTCCAGCCAGAATCCATGACGGTGTAAGAGCTAGAAGTCAGCAGGTTACGAGTTGCGATAATCGAAGTTGCTTCCAGACCAGGGTTGTTTACCACATCGGTGATCTTCGGAGAAACGAATGCGACACAATCCCGGCGAGCCTCTGCGATGTTCGAAATCACATAGGTTGCAACAGTGGTCGATGCACCGCCCAGGGGAACCAGGGAAACAGAAACAGAATCCTTGGAGACAAACATGGCGTAACCAGCTTGCACAACTGCATCTGCTAGGGTATCATCAGAAACACCACCAGCCAGGGTAACGTCATAGAGGCTAGTCAAGTCTGCGAAAGCTGTGCCAGCCTTGGCATTGCCCAGATTCAGACCAGTGAACAGATGTGCAATCCACCAGAGATAGGTCGAACCGTTCAGAACGTTCTTGTAATAATTCGAGGTGCCACTAGCATTCTTTGCATCCGACGCCTTCGAGATGTAAGCATAGGTTTCCAGAACAGTGCCAGGAGTGCCAGAGAAAGTACCCAGAGTGTCAATGACAACTGCACACATTTCATCGTTCGAACCACCGACCGAAGCAGCATCAGACGAAGTGCCTGGGGCCACCGAGAACAGGGAAGCATAGGGCCACTTGACGCCAATGGTAGCCGTTGCCGTTGCCACGGTAGTCGGAGTGCCACCACCAGAGAAGGAAACGGTTGCGCTAGTGTAGCCAGTGCCCGAAGCAGTGATATTCAGAGCCACAACGGTGCCAGCAGTTGCACCAGTGCCCAGAACTGCAGTTGCAGTCGCCCCGGTGCCATTCCCGGTGATCGTCACCGTGGGGGCAGTCGAATAACCAGCACCAGCGTTCGTGATTGCCAGACCAGAAACATATTGACCGTTGAAAATCTTGGCGTCTGCAATGGAGATGCGGAGACCGTTACCGGGAGAGCCAGCATATTTTGCAGCAAATGCGCCGGAACCAGCAACACCGTTCACGAAGTTGACCGAATAGTCAGTCGAATTCTTGATCAGAATCGGGGTGGCACCAGCCACTGCGTTCTTTGCAGTCGCGCCAACATTTCGCACCACGTTCATCGAAGAACCGTAGGCCAGAAAGTTAGCTGCAGTGAAGAAGGAGAGATAGGTAGCCGCATTGGGCTTACCGAAAGTTGCCACCAATGCGGCTTCGGATGCGATGTTACGAACTTCGAGAACCGGTCCCCATTGAAAGGTTCCAGCGAAACCACCAGTGGTGCTAGAAGCACTGGTCACTGAGCCGGTGGCATCGGTTTCGGTAATTACGACTCCGGGAGAGACTTGAATTGCCATTGTTTTTCCTTGTTAAAATTTAATCCCCGGAAAGAATTGCCCGAAGAATACAAAATGTCATTATTATTTAGTCAGAATTATTCGGTGAACCATTTATCGAAATCTGGGTCGTGTTCGTATCGAGACATTAGGTTGTCTCGATAATTCCGAATATCGTCTGGATCACCTTTGGCTACCCAGGTAAATCCATCCTGATCCTGATAAGTCGAAGTCCCAGATCCATCATCAACGAATCCAAAAGGAGTCAGACCAGATTCAATCTGCTGTTGTCTTGTGGCATAGATGGAATTCCGAATATCAGAATTTACCAATTGCTTAAAGAGTTCAGTGGATGAAAGCCAGCCGAATGAGACCAGAGGCATCACTAGGTCATCGTGATAACCAGAATCTGCTGCATAAGAACCCTTGGATTCAATGAAGGTCGAAAGCTCTGCCAGAATATCCGAGTCATTGACCAAGAGCTTCGTTTCTTCGATTAGAATTTTGAGTTGCGAACAGCCAATTGATTTGGTAGACTTTGAGGTAACCAGACCAGGGCGAGTTTTTCCTGCACCAGAGAAAGTTGGGAATTGTTTTCCTCTTTCCGTGTATGTCGAAAGAATGTTCTCGTATTCAAGATCATTGAATAGAATGTTCGCCACCTGTTCCCCTGCGTCGTTCAATTCAATGAGAACAAGGGATTGGTTGTAATCCATTGCCAATCTACGAATCACCGATGGGAAAAGAAGTGGTGTGATTTCGTTTGATTTGTACTTGGCAGCAACCTTGTAGGGCATCTCCGAAATATCAATCACGACCGCAGTCGAAAAGTCACCCGACAAACCTCTTGACACATCCACACAAGTGACATATGATTTAGCCTTGTCGGGAGGGATAAGGATGTCAACACCGTCGTTTGAGAATTCAGGCGACATCGTGGAGATGCGAGAAAGGAATGTTCCGTTGACTAGCGTGTTTGAACTCCCCAAGAAGGAAATGAGCACCTCTTGCGAAAATTTGACTTCTCCTAGAACTTTTCTTTGTTCATTGAGCCATTGATCGTCTCTGTTTGGGTTTTCAAACCAATCTGCCTTTACTGGGACAAATCCATTCGTTCCTTTAACTGCACCATCCCAAAACTTCCAGAACAGGTTGTAACCGTTCGGGGTTGAGGTCATGATGATTTTAGTAGTTTTACCAGATGAGACAGTTGGATATGATGAAACGAAGAAATCTTCTGCTTTATTTGGGTCCACATGTGAAAATTCGTCCAAATATAGCATATTTACTGATTTTCCGCGAATTGCACTAGCAGATGTAGCAGATGAGAATGCCTTGCTTCCGTTTTCCAGTTCGATGTCACCTTTGTTCCATGCCTTGATGCCATGCTGAAGCCAAGGCGGGAGATATTCATACATCAGTTGCAGGCGAGACATGATTTCTCTTGACTGAGAAGCCTTGTTCGCCAAAATCGCAATCGTATAATTCTTGTTGAAGATCAGATGATGTAGAAGCATCGCAGCAGAACTCTGAGTTTTGCCTTGCTGGCGGCCCATCATGGCGACGACAAAGCGATTGCTCATCACTGTGTTTACGAATCTTTTCTGATAATCATATAGCTTAAATTGAATCAGACCGCCGTCAAGAGAAACGATTTTGACGTAGTTATTGATGAAATATTCTACATCTTCGGAACACTTCAAAAGTTCTTCGAGTTGTTCCTGGGTATAGTCAATCTTAATCCCAGTAGGACGAAGGTTCACATTTCCGTTGTATCCGCGCTGTTGCATAATCAATTTCGCTTTCTTATTTTTCTAGTCTTTTCTTCGCCACTGCTCGAACATATGCATGGTCGTCGTTGTCTCGCATGTATGCCAATGTCTGCTCATGTGTACTAGGATGCTCTACGACCGCCTTACGCACGGAATCGTTATCATCCGTTGCCAGATGATGCAAAGTCTCTTGTGACGTGTTTGGGTGCCTTGCAATGGCATGACGAATCGGAGAATGCTGGAGACCCTTGATAGCGTCTAGTTGCTCTGGTTTGTTAATCGCCCCATGACCAATGAGGTGCTTGATCTTGTCGATGAATTCCTTGCTCATCCTAGTAACTTTATATCCAAATCATCGAGACCAGAATTGCGTTCAATCGAGGCCCTAATTCCACGCGGTAGAGTCTCGTTTTGACTCAATTCATGGGCTACCATAGGATGAAAGTGTTTAGACAGTTCTAGAGCCGCCTGGGGCGTTAGAGAGGGATTCCTGGCCAGTGCTCTTGCCGTTGGAACAGGACCAGTCTTCAGTTTCTGTGCAAGTTTCATGTAAGTGTCAGGGTGCATCCCAGTCGTCTTTGTATACAGATGATTTAGCTGTGCCGAATCCGGGTATGCTGCATGAATTGCCTCAACATGATGTGATTCTAGTTTGTCTGCATTAAAGAGGCTAAGAGAATTCAGACCATGAACATCTTTTTTGTCAAGAAAGTGTTTGGCTAGATGCTCAACAGATTCCTTTGGGAGATTTTCATTTGTCGCCAATGCTCTCTTGGCTTCTGGTTGCGCATATTCGTTTCCAGTTAGGGCAGTTGTAACAGCATGATTTACTTTCGCTGTAGAAAACATTTCACCAAATTGTGCAGAATCCGCTAGGTTGCTTCCGGCAATTTTATGGTAATGCTCAGGCTGCAAAATCCCTGCATCATGCATTTGACTCGTTTTCTTGTTCGTGTAGTTATGAATGTCTGAGTCAATGATTTCTGGGATTTTATCTTGAGGAACTGCTCCGTGTTTCAGGAGTGCTTCGAATCTTTTACCTTTCATTCTGTTACTCCGGGAGGAAGATGTTTATTTGCTTTAAGGATTGCCATAGTCTCGTCATCTCCGCCATGTTCCTTCGCCATCTTTCGAGCCAAATCATGATCCAATTTCGGATGTGCTGCCAGATGACCAAGAGCGTCGTATCCGCTGAAAGAAGTCGTCTTTGTCAAATGGGTGGCGTGATTATAAATCCTGTTCTGGTGTTCAGCAGAAAGATTTGGGTTGTTAGCCAGACGACTCAACAAATAACCAGAATGATTAACCCCTCTCGGAGATTCTGCTTTTGAAAGAAGAACATCCTTGGTTTCATCGTTCAAATCTGGTCTAGAAGCGAGATAATGAATGTCTTGTGTTCTGGCAATATTCACATCCTGTGCAATTTCATGCGCATGATCTGGGCTCAGATTTGGATTAGCAGAAACAGATCCAATGAATCTCGGTTCTTTCTGTGCAATGTCAAACAGAACATGAGAAGGGGTGTGTTTATTTTCTGCCAGATTGGAACGAATCTTGTTCAGTTTAGAAGGAAAAGAAAAATTCTCTCCTGTGTTCAGCGTGTGGAATCTGCCGAGAACTTCCGGATTCTGTGAAGTCCCAGAAATTGACCGAAGCCCTCTCATGATTTCGTCTGTCTTCCCATGCTTCTCTTCATTCTCCAGATCATTATTGTTCCAGGAATTGACATGAGAAATCATCTGATCAACGTGCTTCGGTTGAATTGCTCCGTGGGAGATTAGGGAGCTTAGTCGTTCATTGCTCATTTCATTTTCTCCAATCTAGCCTTTGCCCTAGAAGAAACATATTCTGCCGGGTGATTCGCCAACTCTTGGAGTTTTTCTTTCGGGGTGTTAGGATGTCCTGCGAGGCTCTTTGCCGTATACAAATCAGAATGATCCATCGCACCGAGAATATGAGAAGGAGTTCTGTGGTTGATAGCGAGTTCGGAATTAATATCAGGGTTCTTTTGCGCTGCCAGTTTTTCTAGAACATGGGTCGGGGTGTTGATATTCCCAGCAATCGTTTGCTTTTGGCCCATTGTTCCGTGTGTCGCATAACGCTCGATCGTCTCTGGCCGAATCTTCGGATTCCTAGCTAGGAATCCTCGTTTCTCATGGTCTTCTAGATCAGGATGTTTCAGGATCTTGTCAACTGTATCTGGATGATACCGAATGTCATTTGTCAAAGTCGTCACCGGAGATTTGTCTTCTTCGTGGTCAAGAAAATGATTCACGATCTTGTTGAAGTCTTCGTGTGGTGTATCATCACGATAAAGCAAAGCAGATTTCGTGTCAGCGTTACCTGTGTCTACTAGATGCTTCAGATGCCCATATGGGATGTTCTTGTTATGAGCCAGATCGGTTTCTGCCGACTGATTACCAGAACGAAGAATTGCCGCAACGTGCTCAGGATTCGGATGATCCTTCATTCTTGATAGAATGTGGGAAGGCATGTCGTCTGTTCCCCAGTCATCTGGATCATGATCACGAAAGATTTTCTCAATGTGATGTGGCTTCAGGGCACCGTGGTCATAAAGAGACCTGATTTTTTCTGAATTGTCGAGACTCATTTTTGTTCTTTATTCTTTTTCATCATTTCCAGAACCTCGGAAGGAGAACCAGAGAAGATAATGTTTTGTTGATTCATGGTCTGGTT